AGCATTTGTTTTTCTTTGTTCTTCTAAAAGAACATCTATATTAGCAGAAGAGTTATTAGCAGAAGTAGGTCTATTTGTTGTGAATATAACATTATCATCTGCTCTACCTTGAGCAATAGGTTGTATTTGACCTTTATTATATTTACCTACTACTAAACCATCACTACTAATTTCACCATCACTTACTTTAGCTAATAATATTTCTCCTGCTGCTACTGTAGCGGCAGCTGCTGCTATACCTAATCCTACTCCAATTACTGGGACGGCAGCTGCTGAGGCAAATGCAGTATATGCTGCAAAAGCAATTGCTAATTGTGCTAATCCATACCAATGTTTAGCTATAAAAGCTATAACATTTCCTATACCAGTAGCAACAGTTTTTATAGTTTCCATTAATCCTTTTATATTTTCAGCATTTGACATCCATGTTGCTAATTGATTTAACATTTCAGCCATAGGGCCTTCAGCCATACCTCCTAATATACCTTGGAGTCTTTCTATAAGATTATTAAAATTTGTTTGAGCATCAATTTTTACTAAAGCATCTTTAGCATCTTGTTCGTTACCAATAGATGCCATTAATTGATTAGCTTCAATTTCTCGACCTTGAAGTTTAAGCATTTTAACTCTTTCTTCAATGTCTTTTTTTGCTTGACCTCCTAATTTATTTAGATTTTCTTGTTGTACTAAAGAATTTGCTAATTCATCTGCTGTCATACCAACTGCTTTAGCTAATGCTTCTTGTTGTAAAACATTCATTTGAGAAAATTCAGCAGCACTACCTACTTGACTAAGTATTTCTTGCATTGAACCTGCTACATCACCATTTAATGCTAATAATCTTGCTCTCTCTAAATTTAATTGTTTACCAGTAAGTAATTCTGCTGATATTTGATCTTCAATTGATTCTTCAAAATTTAATAAATGTTTAGATGATTTAGCAGCTTGATCTAAAGTTATACCTAATTTTTGTGTTTGAACAACTGCTTTAGCTATTAGATCTGGGTTATTTTGATATTGTAATCTTAATTGGCCTGATACTTTGGCTACTTCACTTAATACTTTTTTATTATTTAATTGTATTCCAGTTTGTCTAGCTAAAGCAGCAGTTTGTTTAATAGTTGCATCAACAACATCGTCAGCTGTTTTTTCATTAGCCATAGCTAATTGTTGTAAACTAGCTGCTTCATCTGCAGACATTCCTATTTGTTTAGTTAAAAGAACTTGATCTGCTACTTGTCTATCAGTAAATCCCAAACCAGTTCCAAATGCATTTGCTAATTCTAATTGTGCTTCAACTAAATTTTTAGTTGTTTTTAAATTTTCATTTAAAGAACCTCCAACCTTAATAGATCCATCCTGAATTTCAACAAAATGTTGTCGTAATGCTGCGGCTTGTTCTCTAGAAGAACTCATTGATTTGGATAAATCTACTATCTGTTTATCAGCAGCAAATCCTAATTCAATTATTTTTTGGAATCCTTTAACTAATAAACCTATTATAACTACAGGATCTTTTAGACTTTCTACAAGACTTTTGCCTAAAGAATTTATAGCGGCACCCATTGCACCTATACTTCCTTTTCCATTTTCAGCTGCTTTTCTAGCTGCTTTTAAAGCTTCTTCAGTATTAACAAGATCTCCAATAATTGGAATTTTAGATATTCCTTTTAATAATGCTCCAGTAACACCTAAAGTTTTTTGGATTTTTATTTCTTTATCTAAACGTTCTTGAATTTTATTTACTAATTCTTTTTCAATTTGAAAACCTTCTTCTTTAGCCATTAATAATGCTATTTCTTCATCAGTAGAAGCAGTAGCATAATCTAATTTTTTTGCAGTAGTTTCTAAATCTCTAAGATTTGCTTGTGCTTTAGATTTAAGATCTTGTAATTGTTTTTTAGATAAAGTAGTAATATATTCTTCATCATTTTGAAGTTTTTTAGCTATAGTCTCTAATTTTGAATATGATTTAGAGGCATCCTTTACATTTGTAATTTGTTTATTTAGCTCAGCATTTATTTCCTTTAAAATATCTCGTATATCCTTAAAAGATGAAGGATCTGGAGATGGAGGAGTAGGTGATGCTGGTGGAGGAGTAGGAGGTGTTGTAGCCATTTACTTAAAATATATATGTTATAAATATTAAAAGATACAACTTTTATTTATATTTTACTTTTGGACCTGGTGCTACTTTAGGAGATGCTTCTTGAAAGGCTTGTTTGTTTACATTACCTGATGAATCTACTAATGTTGATTTATTACCGCTGCTTTTAGATGAAGCTTTTTCATATTCAGCTGCTTCTTTTTGATAAAACTCATTTATTTTATTAAAAGTAAATTGGCGAAGCCAACGGGGCATGTTATAAACAGTTTCCCAGTCGTATCCGCCTTTACCATGAAATACAATTTCATGTATTTGAGTAAATAAATTAGCTCTTGCTTGTATTGCTATCTCAGAGGTCAGGCCAAAAAAACTTAATTCCGACAGGAATGTCGACTCTATCGGTACTATTGTCGGGAAAAAAAGTTAGATCTACATCTGGTTGAGTATCTCTAATATGTTTTCTTAATTCACGTGAATCTCGGGCTAAGAGTTGATTATCAACAAACTCTCGTATTGATTTAGGATCTCGTTCTCCACCAACTGATGTGATCATGTATTTTAATCGTGTTGAAAGATCAGCGGATGAGTTTTTATTAATTTTTTTAAGACCGTCTAATTCAGCTTGTATCTTTTGTTCATCACCGTGAGTTAAGATTTTATAAGTAATGTTAACGCCCGTTGACGGTAAAGTATAATTAAATTCGTTAACACCTTTATTTGAATATTCAAATGGTTTATTTTCAATTTTACTTAAATCAATTGTATATTCTTGACCACTATAGCTAAATGAATAGTCACTACCATATCCTAAAACACGAGCAGCAACCATAATAGCATTTTTGTCTCCTACAACTAAATCATTGTAATTAATTTTAGATACAATAAGTGATTGTAATAATTTATCCAATACAATACCACTTTGAATGTATGATTGATTAGTAAGAATATCTTCTTCTTTTGCAGTCATATATTTCATAATCACTTTACCGCTTGATAAAGGGTTGCTTTCAGGATATATTAATCCTTTTGATGGTAATTCGATTTCTTCTGTTGGAAAGTTGAAAGTTTGGTCCATAGTCTTTATTTGATAACTTTTTATATTCGGATATAAATATATGAAAAATAAAGAAGCTCACCAAATTTAGGTGAGCTTTCTTTATATTTATTTTTATTAATTAGAAATTTAAGATACAATAATCCATTCCTAAGTTAACTGTTAATTCTTGTGCTGCTGCATCTTCATCCCAACTGTAATCACCAAATCCTGCTTTCTTAATAAATGCACCTTTGATAATCCATTCTGATACAACATCACCTACTGGTCCTAAAATATTAATTGTTACGTCTTTTTTATAAAAATCTGAGTAACCATCGCGACCTGTTACTGATTCATGATGTAAACGTACCCATTCCATTACTGCCTGAGCACCTGATGGTGTAATAGGATCATGTAATGTCATTTCGATATCGTCCCATTGTGCTCTTCCTTTAATTTTACGGTAAACATTAATATGGTTTAGTTTAATTTCACCCATATCTACACCTACTGGTCCAATCTTTTTAATAACATATGCTGGGATTCCATCTACATACATTATGAAACGATTTTTTACTTTCGGTTCAAATGCTGTAAAGAATATGTCGTTTGGATTTAATACTGCCATTTTGTTTTATATTTTTATGTTTGTTATAAATATCTATGTTTTAAAAAATTATGCTGGGAATGTAGCGCCTGTTGGAGTAATGTTAAAGTTCAAGTAGATAAATTCAGCTGTTTTAGTAGGTTGTAAGTAAATATTACCAACTAATTGATTACGATCAATTACATCAGGTGTATTATTTGAATCATCCATTACTACTTTAAATGCGTATAAACCTTGACGTTGTTGAACACTTGTTAAATATGGATTAACTTGGCTTACAAACGCATTTCTTGTTGCTGCTGTATTTTGTTCAAATACTAAGTTATTTGCAACTTGAGAAATATATGATTTAAGAGCAATTAATAAACGACGAACATTCACACGATCAAGTGCTGATGCTCTTGATTGTAATGTTTTCTGACCATATACTACTACTCCTGTTCCTGGGAATGTTGAAATTGGATTTACTTTACCAGCGTATAAAGTATCACGATCGTTTTGGGATAATTTTCTTTCTGCTCTTACTACTGTAGATAAACCACCTCTATTAATACCTGCTGGTGCGAACCATGGTTCTGATACTGCATCATTATAAGCATATACACCACCAATTACTGTTGAAGCTGGAGCCCAAACCATTTCACCTGTTGAAGGTTCAAAAATTTGTACCCATGGCCAATATTCTGCAGCATATGAAGTGTTACGACCTGAGGCTTTACCTACTACTGTATTTACATTTGAACCAAAAGCTACTGGGTCAAGTACATAAATATTATCTCCACGATCTTGTGTATTTGTAATAATTGTAGATATTTTACTTGCTAAATTTCCATTATCAAATAATCCAGGTGTTAATAATACGTTAAATTTATAATCATCTTGATTAGCTAATAAACTAATCATATTGTCATAATTACCTGCTACTAATCCTTGTGTATTGGTATCTGTAATATTGTTATAGAATAAAGCTCCACCTTTAATGTTACCTTTAGCTGCTCCAAAAGCACCAGAAGCATTTACTGGGATTGAACCTGTATATGCATCATTAGCTGTTCCATTACTGTTTATATAATTTGGAGTGGTATAATTTACAGCACTTACTCTAACATAATTTGATCTGTTAGGATATGTACCATTATAAACAATTTGAGCACCATTAGTGTTATCAAAACTTTCTTGTAAATCTCCAATTACTTTAGAAATGAAATTTGGAGCATATGGATCTAAAGATAATCCAGTCCAAGCTTCTACAACAGTTGGTTGTAAAATATTATCATCACCTCTTCTAATTAATAAGTCAAATGTTCCAGAGCTGGTGTTTGAGTTTATAATTTGCCATCTAATGTTATCTGCTGATCCACTTACTAAAACATTATTTGTTGTTTCAGCTCCATCACTATTCATAATAACACCTTCTGAGAATGTTGTTAAAGTAAATACTGAATCTGTTAATCCTGGATCTGTAGCGGCAACAGTTGAACTTGTAGCTGGGAGATAAGAGCCTGAAACTACTCTTGCTACTAATAATGATTCACCTCCATTAACAAAATAATTGTATGCTGCTATTGAAGTAAAGTATGTATAGGTTCTTTGATTATTTGCACTTCCACTTATTAAAGTAGTACCAAATACATTTTGAAATTGATTCCAAGTAGTAACTATTGTTGGAACTTCAACAGGACCCTTAACTGTTGGTCCTATAATTGCTGCTCCTACAGTAACTGGTCTTTTAGATACGAAAGAATTATCGTTTTCTATCGCTAAAACGCCTGGTGATATTAAAGTTTCTGCCATTGTTTATAATTTATTTTTATTTATTTTGTTATAAATATGGTGAAACCTGCTAAAAATATTAGTTAGGTATAAATTCTCCCTTTTCTAGATCAATAGATCCATCACCGTATTTTTGTTGAAGGTTTCTGCCTAAATCAGTTTCTTCTTGAATTAATTGTTTAAGATTATCTTTAAGATTTTCTTTTTGTAAATTAATTTCTTGAAGTCTTGATTCTAAAATTCCAAAACTTTCTACTAATTGAACTCTTTTTTCTCTAACGTTTTTCAATTGAGTAATTTCTTCTTGTGCTAAAACTTGTTTTTCCATAAATTTGATTTATTATAAATATATTAATTATCTCCCGAAATGTTTTCATTAACAACTACTTTATTTATACCTGGTAGTTTTTTTAATGATGTTAAATCTTTTTGTGGAATATCTGGGATAATATATCCATGTAATTTAATATTAAATGTACTGCTAACTACTCTTTCTGCTTTATCTGTTAATTCATTTTTTAAAGCAAATGAATCAATCATTGCTCTAAACTGAAAACGAGATGGATCACCCCAATATGAATCAGAAGCATATTCAATTGCTTCAATAATTTTATTTAATTGATCCATATAGTAAGTATTAACAGCACATGTATATGTTACTGTTACGTAATCAGGGACTACAACGGCATATGATGTTTGTTCAGGTACTACATTATTTAATACATCAAAATTACTATAAGCATTTTTAGAAGAATATTTTTTCTTTTGGATTGATATATTATGAGGGTTATTTGCGTCTAATTTATTTGATACTGTTCTTACTTTTTCAATATTTTCTTTTTTAAACATCATAATAGGCATCATAATCCTACCTTGAGCATCTCTAAAGTAACCTTGTTTTTGGAACGAAGCCCATTTTTCAGGTGAACCATATATAACAGGAACTTCTATTCTTTGTCCATTTTGTATTACATAAGGTTTAATAACATTTTGAAAATAATAAAATACTGCTTCATCAATATCTTGAATACCAATTGAAAATGGTTTTGTAGTATCTCCTTTAAATGATATCTGACCTGCTCGTCCTGAGTTACTTGCTAGATTAGGATTACCTGTGGGAGAAAATCCTGGTCCATTTTGATTAAGTGGTTCTTGTTGAGAGATAAGTATCTCTTTCTGTGTTTTAGGTATTGGTTTTCTTCCTTTAGTAGCCATTATAATCTAGTTTTAATAATGTTTAATCTATCAGCAGGTACATAATGACATTCACAAGTTACGGATACATTATATCCCCATTCTTGTAAATTTGGATTTAGTGGATTTCCTGGGTATGGGTAGTCAGGATCTTTACCTGCAAAGAATTGTACTATATTTGTATTATCTACTTCCCAATAACTTTCTTGATATAATATTACGTCTCCTACTTCAGGATGTACTCCAGCATCCACTAAATCATCTCTTAAAAATGCAAAACTTACTGGCCAATCAAAATCTACTCCAAATTCACCTGTAGGACTTGTATTATCACCTACTGTGATCATTGCATTAA